ACCGTCCTTGAAAATGATGTCATATCCGTCGTGCATGTTTCCGGTGATTCCGGAAATCATTTCTCTGTTCTTTTCTGCAATCTGCATTGTATCAAATAAACCGCATTGGTCTTTTCTGACAAGGTCTTGCATGTACGCATTGACCGACATCCCTTTACTGGATGCAAGAGCCTTGATGATGTCTTTCATGCCTTTAGGTACAACGAGATTGATTCGTTCGTAATGCTCACGCCCGAAATTGTTTTTGTATTCAGTTCTATTCATGGCACACCTCTATATTTTGTTGATAGCGTCAATCAGTTCCTCGATTTCAAAATGTGTATATACGACCTCTGTCACACCCTGCCCTTTATGACCGACAATTTTCTTGATGACCTTGTCTGACACTCCGGCAACCGTCAACATGGAAATGCATGTGTGACGGGTATCGTGAGGGCGGTGTTTCATTCCGAGGGTCTCAATAAGTGGCGACCAGTACGAATCATAATAATTCCGGTATTTGAAATGTTCGCCCTCCGGAGTAGAGAGGAGATATTCGCAATCATTGAGGTTGCACCAGTATTCAAAGAACGGATAAACCTTTTCGGAGATTGGAGCAGTACGGATTCCGGCAGCAGTTTTCGAGGCGACAATCTTGAAATATCTTTCCTCAAGGTTCACATTTTCTTTCTTGAGGTCGAGGAGTTCACCGATTCTGCATCCGGTATATATCAACATGAGGATGACAGTATAATATATATTTGAATCCTTGACATCCCATAATTTCGCAACCTCTGTTTTTGAGAACGGTTCACGGTTGTATGCGTTGGGATTGCCCGCCTTTTTAATGTCGAGGTATTCGACAAGGTTTCGTTCTTTTGGAATAATCTCATGAATCACAGCGTATTTGTACATCAGACCGAATAATATTTTTAATTTCCGGAGTGTAGGATAATTTTTGCCGGATTCATCAACGACCATTTGCAGGTGGTCAAGTTTTACATCAACAAAACGCATCCGTGCAAGTTTATCACATAACGCCCATGCTGCACGGTAGCCTTTGACGTTGGAATCACTGACAGTCGGAAAATGTTCATCAGACCATCGCTCATATACATCCTCGAATGTAACCTTTGTAGCATTCACATCATAAGGATTTGCATTGAACTCCGCAAGTGCGGTCAATGCCTCTTTACGGGTCGGGTAATATCCGACGACCGTATATAATTGTTTTGATTTACCTGTTTTCGGGTCGATTTCCCATCCTTTTGTCTTTTTGGCGACATAAGGATTCCGGCGATTTCCCGATAATTTGTAAACCGTTCCGAATCCGTTCGGTAGTTTCATAAAATCACCATCCTAAAAAAGAGTATAAAAAATAAAACCAATGCAAAAAGCACGGTTTTATGATAGAATGGTGTTTGCAGGAACATTCTGTCGGTGCTTTTTGCAGGAGCATGAGACGGAGGTTTCACAAAGGCGATTCACATTGCAGTGTGGGTCGTCTTTTTTATTGTGCATTATTCATTTGCACGGCGTTCTTTTGCGACTTTTCTATACTTGCGACCGATGACAACACATGCGACACCGACCACAACAGCAATTATTCCGGCAACCGGAACAGCAAGCAATAGAATCAATCCTAAAAGTGCAAGGACAGCACCGAGAACAATCATGAGGATTCCGCAAACACTGTATGTATTTGCAGAGTATTCCTTTTTCTGCGGTGTATTTGTTGAACTGGATGCAGCAGGATTTCCGTTTGCAGCCGTCAATCCTTTTGCAATGTCGGACACGCCGACGGTAGTTCTGTTATATACTGCGTTGTATGCTGCCTTTTTCGGGTCGTTGACGATTCCCATTCCCTTTTTACCATAAAGAGGATTGACCGCCTTTTTGACCTGCCGTTTGACTTTTCCTGTTGTTCTTGCCTTGATGCTTTTCTTGATGTTTGGCTTTCTGACACCGTATTTCATGAACACACCTCCATTTCTATAAAATCAGCATTCTGTAAACTTTCCTCAAGAGAGGAGGTGAGCAGAATGAAAATCCTTGTGTGGGAAGTGAGAACCTCAAAAGGGTTCACATTGATGGAGTTATCGAAGAAATCCGGAATCGGAAAATCTACGATAAACAACATCGAAAACGGTAAGGTGTCACCGACATTGTTTCAACTTGAAATGATAGCGATTGCATTAGGCGTGAACATCACCGACCTGTTTGAATCCGAATACAAATAATTGTACCATAATGCAGCGGGATTCCGGCAGCAGGAGGAACGATTTCCATGATTATGGAAATCAACCTCGATATTTCCACAATCATGGAAATATATGATACAATGCAATTCGGAAAGGGGGTGGTGTCTCCCTTGAATTACAAAGAGGCTATTGTCGAAATAGTCGGAAAGATACACAGCGAACGCATCCTCAAGAGGATATACAAATTCGTGTTGTATCTCTACACCCATGAGACTGGCAGTTGAAAGACTGTCAGTCTTTTTTTGATGCAAATAAATCTATGATTCTTTGAAATGCTGCGATGTCCTCGTCGCTTGCCTCAAGTAGTGCCTTGAAAAGATTCTTGCGGGCATCGTCCTCGCCTACCATGATGCGGTCGATTCTTTCAATGAAATCGTCGTCGGTATCAACGAACATCTCACCGTCACCAGTAGTCAACCATATATAATCAACATTAAATTCACGGCAGATTGATTTGATAACCTGTTCAGTAACGGAGTTTTTTCCGTTTTCAATTTGACTGACAGAGTTCTTTTTCATTCCTATTTTCTCACCGAATTTTTCAAGGGTGAGACCGAGTGCTTTTCGTACTTCTCTGATTCGTTCGCCTTGTGTCATGTGAAATCACCTCCTCTATTTTCTAAAGCATAACACCGAAAGAGACAAAAATCAATAAAAAAGTTCTTTCAAAGAACAAAAAAGAGTTGACATTGTTCTTTCAAGGAATTATACTGTTCTTACAAAGAACACAGGAGGTACAAAACAATGATGAAATCCGAATTTGAAAACCTTGCAGGTAGAGAAGTAACAGACGAACAGTACAGAGCAATCGAAACATTATACATGAGTAGCAACCTTGAAAAAACAGAATTTGTGAAAAGCATGAAACCAATACTCAAGAACATCCCGCAGCCGGAAAAGAAGAAAGACATCAAAAGAATGGTAGTGAGAGACCGGAGCGGTTACAGAAAAACACCGAACGGATGCTATTACCATATCGAATATGTTGAATTGGTAGACATCGACATCAAAACGGGAAAATACATCATCAAGCCACTTGAGGAAAAAGATTTTGAGAAACTGGCAAAAGACGGACACGATTTGAATTTAGACACATGGTTTGATTTCGATTATGAGGATTGCATCGACGAAAAGAAAAAGCCGATTGAATTGAATTATTAAAGCCGAAACGGGGCAGCAGTCGCCCCGTCAGTGTCCGGATGGCAACCGACACTCTGACGATGGCAAGCCGAAAGACATCGTGCAGCGATACCGTGGGAAACATGGCAGCGGTCGCACCTGCTAGAAAGTGCGTGGATGGTCAACAGGTTTTCGATGATTTTTAATGTGAAAAGCATCAACACGGTGTACATTGCCGGAAAAGAGGTGGACGGGATGAAAAGACCGAGAGAACCACCAACAGGAGGAAACAGGATGGATATAGGACGAATATTGCCGACAGAGGCAGCAGCAATCCTCAATGTATCACCGCAATTCGTGAGGGTAGCAATGCAGCAGGGAAAACTCCCGATAGGAACGGCGGTGCAGATGTCCTCAATTTGGACGTATCACATTTCGGAAAAACTGCTTGCAGATTATTCCGGAAAGAACATAGAAAAAGAGATTGAGCGAATCCGAGGAGGTGTTGAAAAATGACGAGAAACGAGAAAAAGGCAGTGATTGAGAGCATGGCAGAAAAATTCATGAATATTGACGACCTTGAGGGAAAGTCAATGACCATTATGGTGATGTCTGCGTATGCCGAGGGTAAGGCAGCAGGAAAAGCAGAGGAGCGTCGCAGATGGGAACAGAAAGAGGCGGTTGCAGCCGTTTAATGAAAACGCCCCGTCATAACGGCGGGGCAGTACATAGCAGGAGCATGAGAGCAAAGAAAAAGGACAACCATTGCAGTGGTTGTCCTTGTGATAAGAGCAGAGGAGGAAGATGCGACAAGAAAAGAGAACTTGCGGTTGCGACCGTATAAAAGACAACAGCAAAGGAGTGAGAAAATGAGATTTTATCATGCAGCACCAAAAGAAACAATGATGAAGATATACGCCGAGGGCGTTCTCAAAAAGTCGTGGGATGGCGTTGTCTATATGTGCAAAGACCCGATTGACGCTTGCAAGTTTCTTGTGATTAGAGGAATGAGACAAATGAGCGTCATTGAGTTGGAACTTGATGAAAAGGAGGTTGAGGAATCACACGACCATTCAGAGACATTTTTCAAATGCAAGGCATACATAAAACACGGAGACATTGTTCTCTCCGGAGACGAGAGAATATTCGACTATGATTTTGAGTAAAGAAAAAGGACATCCGTTGCGAGCAGATGTCCGGTGCAAGTCGTGTCAGACTTGAAATTCACTAGAAATATTATAGCAAATCTGACACAAAAAAGCAACTTGAAAAGAGACTGAAAAGGTCTATAAAATCAAGGGTTTTCGGAACTTTTATCGTCCTTGTAATAGATAATAACAAGTCTACGAAAACATAACAGGAGGATTGTGTCAGATGGCAAGAAAAAGAGGGATGCAATATATCCCGTATGATTATGAGGCAGCATATAACAAAGCGATGGAGGACATGCATGAGTGGTTCATTGAGAACCTGTTCCAACATCGAAAGAAAGTTATATATGCACTGAAAGAGATAACAGCAGGAGACCAGTTTGAAATTGAGATATATCCGCAGTTCCGGAGCATGGATGAAGTACCTCCGGAGGGGAGGACAATCAAGAAAGACAACAACAAGGCTCAAAAGAATCTGAATGACAAGAACGCACGGAAATATGTTGAGAGGCTAATCAATGAGAATTTCAGTGACCGTGATATTTGGATGACATTGACCTATGATGACGAGCATCTCCCACCGGACGGGGATGTGGATGCAGCAATCAAGAATGTGCAAAAGTACATCCGACGCATCAACTATCAGAGGAAAAAGAGAGGTCTCCCGAATGCGAAATATGTCTATGTGACCGCATACAATCCGGATGCGGAAATCAGATGGCATCATCACATTGTCATGGATGGAGCGTTAGACATGGAGACGGTTGAATCCTGTTGGAAACAGTCAAGCAGGAATGAGGTTCGCCGATTGCAGACAGACGAAAACGGTTTGTCCGGTATGGCGAATTACATCGTCGAAGAAAAGAACCGTGTTCCGTCGGAAAAGAGATGGAACAGTTCACAGGGATTGAGAGACCCACGAATCAAGGTCGTACACTCCAAACGTCCGGCAGCAGGAGGCAACTATAAAAAAATAGGGTCATTTGTTGATGGTATGGTCAAAGACAGGGATTCAATACCGGAGATATTAAAAAAGTGGTATCCGGACATGGATTTCACGAACGCAAATGTGTACTATAACGATTTTAACTGCATGTTTTACATACATGCACGAATGAGGAAAAGGAGGCTACAAAGTGAAAAGACGGAAAAGACGGGCAAGACATGCAGGACGACGTGATGCGTTTCATTTGACCATGATTGCGGTATTGATGACGGTGTTGTGCTTGATGATAGTGAACATCAAAGAGCCGGAGCAGACCGAGGAGGAGCAGCCGGAGACGACACATGCGGAAGTGGTGCAGAATCCGGGAACAATCGTGCAGACAGCAGAGGAGACCGAAAGCAAATACAAGGTTTTTGACGGTATGTCCGAGGACTGGGGAAGTGATGACCTTGAGGAATTTGTGTTTTATGAGTTACCGGAACAGTATGCAGATAAAGGCTATTTTCCGGAGAAAATGCAGATATACACAAGATGTCTATGCAAGCAAAACGACGTTCCTTATGCCCTTGTACTGGCAATCATCGAGCATGAATCCGGATATGAATTTGACAAGGTCGGAGACGGCGGGCAGTCAAAGGGATATATGCAGATATATGAGAAGTGGCACACCGACCGGATGGAACGGTTAAGCTGCACCGACCTCATGAACCCGTATCAAAATGTGAGGGTCGGGATTGATTTCCTCTCATACCTGCTCAAGAAATACGGCACGGTGCAGGATGCACTTGCAGCGTATAACTACGGTGAAAAGGGTGCGAGGGAACATTTGTGGAGCAATGGCGTGTATGTCTATTCATACAACAGTGCAATCATGCAGAGGACGAAAGAGATTGAGGAGGTGGTCGGGAAATGAGTTTTGACTGGCAACCGGAATCAAAAGACAGATATTTCAGAAAAGCCGAGGCAGCAGTCAAGGCAGCGGGATTCGATGACATCCTGCAAATCAGCAGAGAACAGTTTGCAATCACGAAAAGCACGGTCAAGGTGTATTTTAAGCCGATTCCGAGAGAGGGAAAGACCCGCCGATGGTGGGAGGCAAAGAAAAGCATCGCAGGGATGCAGGAGCAGTCCGGAGGGCGTGACGAGTTCGGCAGGAAAAAGAAAACCATTTTTATTCATGCCTATATGGTTTTAGAAATGGAGGAGCAGGACAGGTGAGGGCAGGAGAAATCATTGAAAGAATCAGGCACATGCTCAAGGTCAAGGACTGCAAACATGTATGTCTGTTCTGCGAATATTATGACATGTGCAAAGAGGAGGCGAAAGCGAATGAACATGAGATATGCAAAGAGAAGTGAGGACACGGAGCAAATCAACGTCGTGTCATGGGCGGGATGGAACATGAACCGTTATCCGGAATTAAAGTGGTTGTTCCATGTGCCAAACGGAGGCAGTCGAAACAAACAGGAGGCAGTCAAATTCAAACAGATGGGTGTCAAGGCGGGTGTTTCTGATTTGTGCCTCCCGTACCCGAAAGGCTCATACTGCGGGTTGTTTGTAGAAATGAAATTCGGGAATAACAGGCAGCAGGACACACAAAAAGAGTTCCTTGCGGATATGGCAGCAGCCGGACATTTTGTTGCAACCTGCTATTCGGCAGAGGAGGCAATCAAGGTCATTGAGGAATATCTGAATTTGTCGGATGCGGTACACATGGAGAGAAATCTGAACATGAGCATCCCGAACAACAGCATCCTCAAGGACGGGAAAATCAAGAATTGAGGAGAAAAGCGATGAAAGTATTGATTGCGTTAGGTATTGCAGCGGTTGTCATGCTTGCGATGGTATTTCTTGCGGTGATTTTATTCGTGGCAGCAGTTGCGGTCGATATAGCGTCCGAATTTATGGACTAAAAAATATAACAGGATAACAGGAGGAAACAACATGAGAATTATTGCAGTAATGTCACCAAAGGGAGGAATCGGAAAAACGACGACATCCGATTCAATCGCCTATATGTTGGGCGAGGAGCAGGGAAAGAGAGTGCTTGTGTTAGACGGAGACCCGCAGGGCGATACATCAAAGACGTTCGGGGTATTTGAACCGGACGGAATCGGAATGAGTGAGCTGCTTGAGAAACATGAATGTGTCGGCGGTACATACAAAACGGGTGATTTGATTCGCCCGACGGAATACTCACACGTTGACATCATTCCGGCGAACGGCTATCTCATGAAAACGGACATGAATTTGCTGCTCAAGTCAGAGGACAATCAAGTCACACGATTGCGTGAGGCGTTGGAGGAGGTAGCAGACGCATACGATTATTGCATTTGTGATTGTGGTCGACTGCTTGACATGGTGGTCATCAATATCCTCATATCGGCAGAGTTAATCATTGCACCCGTAAAGGTTGGAGGATATGAAATCGAGGCATTGCAGAACCTTGAGGAGCAGATTGAGGATTTGAGAGACATCAATCCGGACTTGAGAATCAAGGCACTCATGACCATGCGACAGAAAAACAAGACTTCTCTTGAGGTTGAGGAGTGGCTGAAAGCAGATTCCGGATTTGATATGTTTGTCACTCCGGTTCGCCGTTCCATTGTTGCAGAGAAATCAACAACGGCAATGATACCACTCCCGAAATTTTCAAAGCGTGGAATCGTGTCTCAAGATTACAGATGCGTTGTGCATGAGTTACTCAAGGAAATGGAGGGGTAGGACATGAAAGAACATGATTGGGTGAAATTATATGCGGATGCAGATAAATTCATGAAAAAAGTCGGAGGCACTGATTTCAATGTCAAAACAAACATAAAAACCGAAAGATGGGGAGAGGCACTTGTGACGGTAGACATCCCAAAAAGAAACAATCCCATTGCAATAATGAGAATGGATGCGAATGAATATTGCAGCAGGTGCAAAGGGTTCAGACGAGACGGAAAATTATATCTCACATACATGTTGAGAATAGAGAAAATAAATGCGGAGGATTAAGCACATGGGAAACATCGTGAAAACAGCAAAATGCAGATTTTGCGGTCAAATGACGCAGATTGAGGCAGACGAAGAACTGACAGCAGCACAGGCAGAGGAACAGGCAACAATGACATGTAACTGCACAGATGCGGTCGAGTATCAGAAAGAGAAACAGAGGAAAGAAAAGGCAATGCAGAACGTCGCTGCACTGTTCGGGGAGGCAGCAACACCGGACAAGAGATGCGGAGAGGGAATTGTGAAGATTCTCAAGGCAGCAGTTGAGGAAATTTACACCGGAGGACTGGCAAAGGTCACGTTGAACCTCCGTGGAGGCGTGAAAGCCTCTATTTCGCAGAACAGCAAGGGCGAAATCAACGTCGAACGTACCGAGACAAAAAAACAGAAACTCACAGAGTAATGACAGGAGGGTGAACAGATGGCAGCAGGATTCAGCGTGAAAGACGCACTCAACAAGAACAGCAAAGCAGGGATTGACGAATCTCCGAGAGCGAGATTCCGCACAAAGGACATTTCGATTTTCAAGATGTACCGCAACGACATGAATTTTTATAGTGTTGCAGACATCGAAGAACTGGCAGGAGACATCCTCCTGTCCGGTTTGAAACAGAACCTCGAACTTGTATATGCACCGTGCGAAAAAGGCGAATACAGAATCGTCGCAGGTGAAAGACGGTGGGAGGCTCTCAAGTACCTCGTATCAAAGGGATATAAAGATTTTGAACTTGCAACCAGTAAATTGACCACACCACAGGACGATGACGAGGAGCAGGTTGAAATCATCATCGCCAACTCATACCGCTCAAAGACTATTTCCGACATGATTGAGGAGGAAACACGCCTCAAGGCATCTCTTGAGCGTATGAAAGCAGCAGGAAAGAAAATCAAGGGATATGACCTGCAATCCGGACGATTGAGGGATGTGATTTCCTCAATGCTGCATGTGAGCAAAACAAAGATTGCACAGATTGAGGCAATAAATAACAATCTGATTCCGGAATGGAAAGAGGAACTCAAGAAAGAACGCCTCACATTCTCCGCAGCTTATGAATTGAGCGGAATGACGGAGGATGAACAGCGTGAGACACTGGGGAAATTTTCAGAGACCGGAGAACTGACACACAAAGAAGTGAAAGACATGAAAGAGGCGAAAACAGCAGGGCAGCAGGTGTCAGAATCCGACACGGAAGAAAACGGCATGAATCCTCCGGAGGCAAGAGTGGGCGACAATTATGAGACACCTCATCCGGAGGGAATCACATCTCTCTGTTATTCCTGCACCGAATACGAGACTTGTAATGTCAAGACCGGAACATGTACCTCATGCGACCAGTACAAGAACCGTGCAGAGGCATACAAGACCGATGAACAGAGATATTCAGAGGAGCAGGATGCAATCGACCGTGAGACAAAGAAAAAACTCCGTGAGATGGAGCGGGAGGAGAAGATGCAGAAACTCCCGTCAACAGCACCGGAGGAAATAAAGACAATCAGAGTGTCGCAGGACAAATTCGAGGAACACACGGGAGAATATAGAAAACCGTACATGATAACAAAAGACGACGGATTCAAGGTCGGAAATGTCGTCAAATTAGTAGTATTTGCAGCAGGTAAAGCGACCGGAGAGACGGCAGACATGAGAATCACCTGCAAAGATGATGACATCACATGCAGTGGACTGTCAGACGGTTGGTGCGTTATCGGTTTAGGCGAGGCATAGAGGAGACAGAATGAGTTATAAACAGAGACACCCGTATTTGATGCAGATTGTATATATCATCAAATACAGATTGAAGAATTGGAGAAAATAAGTGAAAACAGTATATGTCAGAGCAAAGACAAAAGACGAGGCAAGAAAGAGAGCGGAGTGGCTCTATATGATATTAAGGGATTGCACTCCGGTCATTGCAGATTTATGCACATCAAAAGCACAGGTTGTGACTGAATCAATGGTTATCAAGTATGTTCCGGAAAACTACACAATGGACGGAATACGATGCGACATTGCAATCGGGTTCGGGCAATTAGGAAAAATCATCGCAACAGGGAACACTCGTGATGATTTGATGGACGAAAGAGAACTTGCAAAGTATATCGTTGACAATGAAACGATTTCAGAAAATGAAAATATTGAATGCAGGAGGTAAAAAATCAATGAATGACATCAAAAGAGGCGAAATGTTCTATATCAGCAGAGGGGGGGCATCCTACAACGGGAGCGAACAGCACTCCGACCGTCCGGCGGTAGTTGTGAGCAACAACAAGAACAATGAGAACAGCAATGTTGTTGAAATCGTATATATGACGACACAACCGAAAACAGACCTCCCGACACATGTGACAGTGAGGTCAACAGGGAGAATCAGCACGGTATTGTGTGAGCAGGTCTATTCGGTATCAACGGAGCGTGTAGGAACATACATCGGAGAGTGTACAGACAAGGAAATGGAGAACATCGACATTGCTCTCATGATTTCCTTGCAGCTTGACGGCAACATGAAAACCTCAAAGAAATACAATGAGACAATTAAAGAGCAGCAGGAGGAAATCGACAGTCTCAAGAAAGAAATTGAGATGTTGCAGCAGGAACATGAGGACACAATCGCAGAGATTGAACAGGATGCAGCAGTCTATGTTGAGGAAAACAAGAAGATTGCAAACATGGAAAAGACAGAGGACACAATCAGATTACAGACAGAAAGAGACACATACAAGACCATGTATGAACAGTTACTCAACAGATTAGTGAATGGAGGAGCAGCATGAACAAAAGTACATTAAAGGCAGAATTTATCAATGCGAAAATCAAGGATGCGAAATACATCGGAGTGAGCATCAAGACGGAGGGCAGCAGTCAGCCGGAAATCATCATCAATCCGAGAGAGAATTTCGATGCGAAATTTGATTATTACATGGAGGCATACGATGACGATTTGATTCTGATTGCAGCAAAGGGCAAAAAGGACATCCGCATCGTGGCAGCAGGACACGGAAACCGATTCGAGGACATTGAAAACCAGTTAATCGGGGAAAAGGGCAAAGGTTGGAGAGGATTGATTGCAGGAGCGATTGACAACGCCTATGACCGTTTGATTGCAAGCACACCTCCACAGACGGAGGAGGAAAAGACACATTGCGAAATGATAAAAGAGGCAGTCAAGGGAATGTTCATCAATGAGAGCAGGACGGCAGCGGAGGCAGAGTTCATCAAGACCCATATTGTTGATTATGAGAAAATATTCGATGTCTGCATGAATGGCGATGACCTTGAGTTCAAAAAAGGACTTGTCAGATTACAGAAAATGCAAAATGAATATGTGATGCAGAGAGAACGGGAGGAAACGGCGAATGAATAAAGTCATATTGATGGGGCGACTTACAAGAGACCCGAATGTCAGATATACACAGCAGAACAGTTCACAAGAATCCATGTGCGTGGCACGTTACACACTGGCAGTCGACCGCAGAGGTGCGAGAGACGGGCAGCAGTCAGCGGATTTCATTTCCTGCGTTGCATTTGGCAAAAACGGCGAATTTGCAGAGAAGTATTTCAAACAGGGAACAAAAATTGCTATTACGGGCAGGATTCAGACGGGTTCATACACCAACAGAGACGGTCAAAAGATATATACGACCGATGTTGTGATTGAGGAACAGGAATTTGCAGAAAGCAAGAAAGCAGCGGGAGAACAGGAGCAAAATGCGGGTTATACGGATGCAGGTGACGGGTTCATGAACATTCCGGACGGTGTTGACGAACAACTCCCTTTTGCGTAAATGGAAAGGAGGAGCGTGATAATATGGGAATTATGAGCATCGTGAAAAACGTGATTGAGCATTTCAGAAAAGCCGGAAAGACAGAAAATGAGATTTCGGGCATGATTGAACAGGCAGCAGACAGGGCGACAGTCAACAAAGGCGTTACAGAAAAAAAGGAATATAAAAGACCGGAAATCAAGGTCGAAACATCGGCAGAACAGTTCGTCGAGGCAGTCATGCAAACGGGTGTCACAGCGGAGCAGGTAAAAACGGCAATTATGAAAATGTGCGATTCGCAAAGATGCACAAATCGCCAAAACACGAATAACTGGCGTAAAATGCACGGTCTGCCTATGAGAAGAAAGCAGAAAGCGAGGAAAAAGCATGAAAGAGGAAAAAGAGCAGACAGTCATTGACAAAACTCTGCTATATCTCGAAAACTATCGTGAAATGGAGCGGTACATCAAAGAGGCGGTATCAGAGACCTCTCAAGTGCCGGATATAGACAAATACAACATATCAGCAGAAAGAGCGTTCCTGCAATCGGTTAGAGAGTGCCGTGCAGAGACGGTCATTCTGTTCGAGCATCTCAAACAGGCTCTTGCATCACTCAAAGAGGATGCAGAGGCAGCAGGTGAGAGGTACAAGTACGACGCACTTGAGGCAGTCTATATCAAGGGCAAGACATACGAGGATATAGTGAGGGAGACAGGATGCGGACGCAACTCACCGAAAAAGTGGTGCAAGGTCATGATTCAACGCCTGTCAATCAAATTATTCGGTGCAAAAGCGATTGAAAATGATAAAAACGGAGTGAAAACAGGGTGAAATGAGGGTGAAAATAGGGGTAAAAAGTGGGTGAACAAAAGGCAAAATAAACGTGATAATATGTTAGCGTGAACAGTTGAGACGAGCGATTGCAGATATGCAGTCGCTTTTTTCTTGCCTGTTTGCCCTCCTGTTATATGCGGGTAAGTGTACACAGTAATGTGCATAACTGCCCGCCTCTTGTGGATAACAGGACAGGAGAACCAATGAAGAGAGGAGAACGCAGATGCTTTTGAAATCATGCAGGTGTGGCAAGTTGATTCCACAGTCAGTAAAGATGTGCGAGGAATGTGAGCAACGGCAGCAGTCGAGGCACATGATATACAACAACACACGGCGAGACAAGAGAGCAGCCGAGTTCTATGTGTCAAAGGAATGGCGGGCGATGCGGGAGCGTATCATTGAGGTCTATGACAACGTGGATATATACGCATTGTATGTCGAGAATGAACTACTCACATGCGAACCAGTACACCACATAGTTGAACTTGAGGACGACTGGGAACAACGCTTGAATCCGTTCAACCTCATACCTCTCAACCATAAGACACACAACACAATCACTGCTCTGTATAAGCAGAGCAAAGCGAGCATGAGAGCAACACAGAAACAGTTGAGGTCACTGATTGAGTACCACTTTCGAGAGGCAGGGGGATATAAAAAAGTTTTGTGCGATTCATTTCTAGTCGCACCCCCTCTTTTCCTTGGAGAAAACTCCCCACGGGAATTTCAGTAGAAAGGTATATCCGAAAGAGGTGTCAGAATGTGACACAAAAGCACTGAAATACTGACGGAAAGGAGGCTTGTTGCATCATGGCAGGACAAAGACAACCCACAGATTTGGTTGTGATGAACGGGCGAAAGCACCTCACAAAAGCCGAGATTGAGGCACGAAAAAACGCCGAGGTCACAGCACCATGCGACAAAGTGAGACCTCCGTCATATTTGACACCGGAGCAAAGGAAACAGTTCCGGAAGATTGCGAAAGAATTACTCGAAATCAAACTGATTTCAAACCTTGATTGTGATGCACTGGCGAGACTACTCATTGCACAAACGCAGTACATCGAAATCACAGAGCAAATCAGAGCAACTCCATTGATGGAGGATGTTCCAGTCTATGAGATGCGGGAAAATCCGGACACGGGCGAAAAAGAACGTGTGCAGGTCGGTACAAGACAGGTCGTTTCCGGAGAAAGAGAACGCCTCATGATTATTCAAGACCGCTGCATGAAACAGTGTAGGCAGGGAGCATCAGATTTCGGACTGACAGTTTCCTCCCGTTGCCGTTTGGTCGTACCGAAACCACAACAGCAAAAGCCGGAGAACAAATTTGCGAAATATGCAAATTAAGGCATGGCAAAAGCAGGAGAAACAAAAGACCGCTGCACACAATACGCCCTTGATGTTGTATCGGGCAAGATAACAGCCGGAGAATATGTCCGTCTTGCATGTCAGAGGCATCTTGACGACATCGAAAAATCGAAAGCAGCACCATACAAATACTATTTCGACGTTGAAAAGTCGGAGGAAATCATCAATTTCGCAGAGGAATTGACCATTGCAGAGGGTGAGGAAAATGAGCATGTGACGGCATATCCGTTCCAGTGTTTCATTTTAGGGTCACTCAATGGATGGAGAACAAAGGAAAAGTCATACAGACGATTCAGAACATCTTATGTGCAATTAGGACGACAGAACGGAAAATCGTTCATCAATGGTATTTTGGCGTGTTATTACGGCAATTTCGACGGGTACAAGTACGGAAAAATATTTTGTACGGCGACAAAGCAAGACCAAGCGAATATCGTTTTTGACGAGGTCGCAAAATTTATCAATTCCGACGAGGATTTGTCAGAGTGGTTCAAGGTTCACGACCACAACCACACGATTGATTGTCTGTTGACACATTCAGAAATCAAAGCATTGTCCGGTGATACAAAGTCACTCGACGGACATCGTGCATATTTGGGAATCGTCGACGAGTATCATGCACACAAAACAAATCAGATGTACAAGCTGCTTGAGGGCGGTATCAAGAAACTCAAGTCGGCGTTGATTTCGGTCATCACGACAGCAGGATTCGACCTCAAGTCGCCGTGTTACAAGTTATATGAGTATTGCTGCAATCTACTCAAGGGCGTTTTCGAGAACGACAGTCAATTTGTGTATATCGCACAGATGGACGAACACGATGACAGATACACGCCGGAGAATTGGATAAAAGCAAACCCGATTCTTGAATTTGACCGAGACGCACTTGAGAACCTCATTCCGATTGCACACACTGCCCGTGATATGGGCGGGGAGGACTTGAGAGACTTCCTTGTCAAGCAGCTCAACATGTGGATGCAGTGGTCAAATTCACTATACATCAAGGATATTGCATCATGGAAAGCATGTGCCGTTCTGAAATCCTTGAGTGATTTTAGAGGCTCAAAGTGTTATGTCGGCGTTGACTTGTCATCCGGAGGAGACTTGACATCAATCGCAATCGTGATTCCGTTCATGGTGGAGGACACGAAAAAATATTTTGTTCACACACATTCGTTCATTCCGTCCTCAAGGGTAGATGAACACATCAAGACCGACAAAGTACCGTATGACGTATGGATTGAAAAGGGTCTTGTGACGGTAACGGAAACACTGGGAGGAATCAAGACAGATTACAAATATATCATCAAATACCTTGAGGATTTAGTGAGGGAATACAACCTCAAACCGCAGTTGATTTGTTATGACCCGCACAACGCATCAGCATTCCTGTCAGACCTTGAGGCGATGGGATTCGATTCAATCTCTGTCACACAGACAGCAAAAGAGTTGAACGATGCGACAGTTGATTTCAGACTTGAGATTCTTGCGGGCAATGTGGAAATCGAGGGAATGGAAGTCGGCAAAGAGGGAAACAAGATAGTTGTTCCAGTTGACAGTCTACTTGTTTGGTCGATTGCAAACGCAAAGACCATCTCGAACAACTACGGTGAAATAAAAATTGACAAAGACATCACGACAGAACGAATCGACCCGATTGACGCTATCATCGACGCATGGAAACACGCAATGAAAGAGGAGTATCGACCGGATGTGAACGAAACTGTCAATGAATGGCTTGAGCAATTTGAAAAATACATGAAGAAAGGCGGTGAGAAATAAATGAATCCGTTTCAGAGATTAGGAGTGAAAATTTCAAATTGGTGGAGAGGTGAACCACAGGACAGCGGAGGCGTTGTGACACTGAACTCACCGTCATTCCTTGAGCGGATAGGACTGAAAAGAAAAGGGAAACCGACATCAGAGGTCACATATTTCACATGTCTCAAGATGCTGTCAGAAACCCTTGCAAAAATGCCTATCAAATATTATCAGAAAACGGACAAGGGAATCATTGAGGCAGAGGCGACAGATACATCAAAACTGCTCTCGAAAAGACCGAATCCGTTCATGACACCAACAACATTTTGGAACACGGTTGAAATCAACCGCAACCATTACGGAAACGGCTATGTGTATATGAGAAAGAAGTTTGACCGAAAGAAATTCGGCGGTGAAATAAAAATCGTTGATTTGTGGGTCATGCAGTCAAATTGTGTGCAGATAGTCGTTGATGATGCAGGGATATTCGCAGGAGTGGGGCGTTTGTGGTACGTCTACACAGACCCGACATCCGGTCGTCAATATGTGTTCAGTACAGACGAGGTGATGCATTTCAAGACATCTTTCAGTTTTGACGGAATCACAGGACTACCAGTGCAACAGATATTAAGAGACACGGTTGCAGGTGCATCCGAATCACAGGCGTTCATGAATAATCTGTATGAGAGCGGTCTGACGGCAAAGGCAACTCTTGAATATACCGGAGAATTGAACGAAAAGGCAAAAGCAGCACTTGTCAAGTCGTTTGAGGAGTTCGGCAGTGGAGCAAAGAACACAGGAAAAATCCTGCCTGTTCCGTTAGGAATGAAACTCACACCTCTTGACATCAAACTGACTGATTCACAGTTCTTTGAACTGAAAAAATATAACGCCTTGCAAATCGCCGGAGCGTTCGGAGTGAAACCGAATCAAATCAACGATTATTCAAAGTCGTCATATAGCAATAGCGAGATGCAGCAGTTATCATTCTACGTCGACACGGAACTGTTCATCATCAAACAGTATGAGGAGGAAATCAATTTCAAAATGCTACCGGATGAAGATACAGACGACGGATATTATTACAAATTCAACGAAAAGGTATTGTTCCGCACCGATTCAAAAACGCAGATGGAGTATTTGAGAAACGGTGTCAATGGAACGATTATCAAACCGAATGAGGCAAGACGTAAACTCGACATGGAAGATGCGGAGGGAGGCGATGTCCTACTTGCGAACGGTAGCATCGTACCGTTGACGATGGCGGGTGCAGCATATTTGAAAGGTGAATCCGAGCAGGAGAACACCGATGAACCGGAGCAACCGGAGAAAGAAACAGAGCCGGACACAGAGCAGCCGGACACAGCAACAGAACCGGACGAAACCGACACGGCAGAGGACGAGACTGACGAGGAGGGAGGTGAATAAGCATGGCAAAGAAAAGACGTTTTGATTTCACAAAGAAAAATAAACGCAGCGGAAAAGTTGAGAATGTCGGCTATTTGGATTTAGAGCAGGACGAGGAGCAGAGCAGATGTTCCTTGTATTTCTACGGTGACATTGTATCAGCGACATGGGAATCTATGTGGTATGAGGAGGACAGATGCCCGCAGGACATCGCAGATTTCCTCAACCAGTTAGATGGATATGAGGACATTGACATCTATTTCAATTCCGGCGGTGGAGATGTATTTGCAGGACTGGCAATCTACAACCAGTTAAAGCGATATGACGGACACAAAGTCGGATATGTTGACGGAATGGCTGCATCCATTGCATCAGTCATCATGTTTGCATGTGACGAACTGCATTTCGCAACAGGTGCTCAAGCGATGATTCACAAACCGTTATGCATGGCATACGGAAACGCAGACGATTTCAAGGCAGTCATAAAGCAGTTGAATCTCTGCGAGGATTCAATTCTTGATGTCTACATGGAACATGTGCAGGAGGGTGTCACAAGAGACAAAATTCAATCTCTCATGAGTAATGAGACATGGTTCGACAGCAAGAAGATGCAACAGTATTTCAATGTTGAAATCGAGGAAAAGGCAGCAGTTGCAGCGTGTGCATCTGACTTTTTCGAGAAATACAACAATATTCCGGAGGCACTCAAGGGAATCGACACAAAGGACATTGTCGATGCGGTAATTGCGGAATTGGAAAACCGGAACAATGCAGCAGCAGAGGCAGAGAAACAGAGAATCGAGGCAGAAAAGCAGCAGATTCTTGATGATTTATACCTTTATGGTATGTAAGAAATGGAGGACAGAAAGTCATGAATAAGGAATTACAGAAGTTATTAAAGCAGATTAACGACAAGAAAAATGAAGTCAAGAGCCTTGTGAACGATGGAAAACTCGACAAGGCAAGAGCAGCAAAGGAGGAACTCGTAGAATTACAGAACAGATTCGACCTCCTCTATGATTTGGACGAGGACGAGCAGGACAGCATCGAGAACAAGGTCAAGGATGGAACTGCAAAGCAGGTCGGCGGGGATGTCAAGCCGGACAAAAAGAACATCGTGAAATCATTTGTCAACATTGTCAAAGCCGGATTCCTGCACAAAGAGGCAGACGAGGCAGACATCAAGGTGTACAAGGATGCACTCACATCCGACACAACCGCAGGAAGTGAGGGAGAGGTCGGAATCGGCGTGACAATTCCGGAGGACATCAGAACAGACATCATCGAGTTGCGTCGTTCATCCGACAACCTTGAACAGTATGTCAATGTCGAGGGCGTAACAACTAAGACAGGAACACGAAACATTGAGGTTGATGCAGAATCAACACCATTTGACAATGTTGACGAGGCTGCGGATTTTCCGGAGATGGACGAACCGGAATTTTTACCGATTGAGTACAAGGTAAAGAAAAAGGGTGGAATCCTCAAGATGACAGCAGAGTTACTTGAGGACACAGCATCCAACATCATGGCATACATCAACAAATGGATTGCCAAGAAAACAAAGGCAACCCGTAACGCAATGATTCTCAAGGTACTCAATGAGATGACAAAAGGGAAAGAGGTCACAGTCGAGAACCTTGACAGCCTCAAGGACATTTTCAATGAGCAGTTAGACCCTGCAATCGCTGACAATGCAGTTGTTATCACAAATCAGAGCGGTTTCAACTACCTTGACAAGTTAAAGGATAAAGACGGCAACTATATTTTACAGAAAGACCCGACACAGCAGACAAAGGGAAAGATGCTTTTCGGTGAATATCCTATCATCAAATTATCAAAGAAAACTCTTGCATCCGAGAAGATTATGAACACCGATGGTCACACAATCGACGGGTACAAGCATCCTATTTTCTGCGGTGACTTAAAAGAGGCAGTCACACTCTTTGACAGAAACGTCCTCACAATCGACCTCAATGACAAAGGTGCGGGTTTATGGGATAAGGACATGACCGGAATCAAGGTGCGTGACCGTTTCGATGTGCAGCCTGTTGACAAGGGAGCAGTCATCAAGGGTCAGATTACAGAAGTTATCAACGGGTAATATGGCAGCAGGGCGGTGAATCCGTCCTGCTATTGAAAGCAGGTGAGAACATGACGGATGAAGAAAAAGAGAAGTACAGAGGCGGTCTGATTGCTACATGCAAGACATATTGTCACATCGACTATGATGACGACATCGAAATCCTTGAATTGATGCTTGACACGACACTGGATGAAATGACGGAACTGATTCAGAATTTCGACCGGAACAACCTCACAAGCCGTCAAAAACTGCTTGCATTTATGTCCGTGAAAGAACTGTACGACAACCGTGACAAGTACCGGAGCGACACGAAAACGCTCTCTGCTGCCGTTTCCTCCATGCTATTGAAAGAAATATACGGAGGTGCAGCAGAATGACAGGCAGAATCAAGATAATTCGCAAGACAACAAGTGTTGTTGACGGTAGACGACAGCAGGAGGAAAAGGAGTTTTTCTCATGTTGGTGTGATGTTAAGAGTTTGGGAACAAATGAAAAATACAATGCGTTGCAGATAGGTCTTGAGAACACAATCATGTTTGAAACGAGAGCCTGCGACAAGATGGAGGAAATCAGATTGAATCTGAAAGAGTTCTACGCAGTATATAAAGGCGTTGAGTTCAAGATATATGATGCGTGTCCGATGTTCACAGACGACAGAAAATATCAGTTGAAATGTAGAGCGGGAGCATAGTGTCATAATCTGACACCGGAGGTGATGCAGTGAAAATCGAAATGGAATTTCAAGGCTTGAAAGAACTCATGAAAGCATTTGAGGATGCAGCAAGCGACGAGGACATAAAAGAGGTCAATCAAAAGATTGTAAAGCAAAGCGAACCAGTTGTGAAAAACATCATGTCCGGCAAAATTCCGAAATCGGCAGACATCAAATTATCCGGTAGAGGCTTCGGTTCAAAGTCATCCGTGACATCACATGCAGCGGACAGCATACCGATGGGAGCAGTCAAAATGAAAGACACAGGAGCAACAGCAGATGTCGGATGGGAAAAGTCGGATAATAGCGAACACTTTTATGTGAAATTCATAAACTGGGGAACTATCTATCAACCGCCTCAAGAATTTATTTACGCAACAGGGCGTGAGGCAGATGCGGAACTGCAAAAAATCGCAGAACAGGAATATCAATCCTATTTAGACAACACATTGAAATGAGGTGAGAGCATGAGCAGCAGTCCGGACATCATCAAAGATGCATCCGACGCATTGAGACCTATATCAGACAGAGGAATCACTGTGATGCAAGGATGGTATGACAAAGACATCCATGACAGACATGTGACATTGTGGGATTTGGGAGAAAATGACGAGAATTTTTCGGACGACGATGCAGAGGGAGTGACGCTGTCAGTGCAGGTCACTATATTTTCGGAAAGTGACGAGGTTGAACTGGCAAGGGAAATCAAGTCAATCATGAAAGAAAATGATTTTTCGTTCGAGGGCAGGAACGGAGACGATTCCAAGCCGGAGGACGGAATCTATATGAAAGCACAAAGGTTTTCAAAGTTTTATGAAATGGAGGAATAGACATGAGCGAAACAGTAACACAGGTTAGCGAGACAGAACAGAAGATTGTCAGAAGTAGAACATGCGGTTGTAGAGATTTTTACATCGCAAAACTCACACAGAATGATGCGAAAGCATACGTTGCAGAAACTCCGGTCAAATTGGCAAGAGCAATCAAAGCAAAGGTTGACGAAAAGTGGAGTTCTGAAAAGATTTACTCTGACGATGGAACAGAGGAAGTCATCAATTCCTATGAGGGAACAGAAATCGAACTTGAGGTCAATGCACTTGCACCACAGGACAGACAGATTCTTTTCGGTCAGTTATACGAGAACGGTTTTCTTGTAAAAACTGCGGATGACAAAGCACCGGAGGTCGCTGTCGGATGGAGAGAAAGAAAACTCAACGGAAAGTATGATTTCAAATGGTT